GAGGCTCATGCGGCCTCCTTCAGCATCTCGGCGACAGCGGGATTCCAGAGGATCTGGTAGCCGCTGTGGCCGTTGCGGGAGTACGGCATGGCCTCCGCCCAGGCCTCGCCGGCCTCGGTCAGCTCCCACTCGTCGCGCTCGTTGCGGATCTGCAGACCGTTGTCGGACAGCAGCCGGTTCGTCGCCTTGGGCGAGCGATTCAGCAGCTTGCCGAGCTGGGTGGCGTTCAAGGCGCACACCGGCTCGTTGGCCGCCGGCAGCGCGCGCCGCAACACCTCGGTGGTGATACCGGTGTTTTCCTGGATGCAGGTCAGCATCGCTGCTGCTGCAATACCGGCCTTGACCCCCGGCACCTTGGCAACCGCTTCGCCGATCAGCAGGATGGCGCTGACCCGGTCGTGGGTCGGCGCCGGAAGCGCGGTGAGTGCCGCACCTGCCGAGTACGCGCCCGACTTGCGGATCGCGGGCAGGACTTCGCTGGTCACCCAGCGCTTGAAGCGCTTCGCCGATTCCTTGGTACTGCCGAGGATCAGGGCGTAGAGGCCGGACTCGTTGACGTGGTTGGCGCGCTGCGTGCGGCCAAGGTTGTCGATGACCTCCAATTTCTGGAGATCATCGGTATCGACGTGTGACTTGATCGCCTGTGACGGATTGCCCATCTCCAGCGCGTCGCAGACATCGCTGGCGTTGAACCACGTCGAGCCCGTGGCGTCGACCTGCACGCGGACTGCGTGCGATTCGAAGCTGAAGGGAATGATCGCGCTCATGATCAGCCCTCCAGATTCACGTCGATGACGCGATCAGCACCGCGCGCCAGGCGCAGCCGAAGCGCGGTGTAGAGGTCTTCCAGCGCCACCCGCTGGCGGGTGATGACGCTGGCCTCGCGGTGCAGGGTCTGGATCGCGAATGCCAGTTCATCGACCGTCGCGGACTCCAGCGCCACGATCTCGCTGTGGCCAGCGGCGTTGCGGTAGCGGATGTCGGCGGGAAGGAATTCGCTGTACAGCGAAGGCGCACGTTGGCGCAGCAGCGCAACCGGATTGGTGCTCATGGGCTCAGTCCTCGGAGATAGTGGTCAGGCGGAAGGTCGGCTTGCCCGGCTTCACGGTGCGGGCGCTGGCGAACTGCTCGCGGAGCGAGGGCGGCCAGTTGTTGAACCGCGACTCGCTGACGGCGTAGTCGACGTCGATGAAGTCCTCGACCTTTTCGCCGGCGGCGGCGATGCGCTGGGCGATGGCGGCGAGCTTGGTCTGGTCCCAGGACACCCGCTTCGGGACGTCGACGGTGACGCGGACAGCGCCGTCGTCGATGTGCACGGTGCCGAAGTCCTTGCCGGCGTCGGCGCGCACTTTCTGGATGCGCTCGGCGTAGCTCTGGTCCAGCGCCGCATCGACCTTGGCGCGTTGCTGCTTGTGCCAGGTGAGAAGGTCATCGAGGTTGCGGACGATCTCGGCGAGGTGCGTCGTCGGCAGTCCGACGAGGTCAGCGACGCTGAGTGCGGTGAGGCGGTCGGGCAGAACGGTCATTGCAGTCATGGCCGCCACCTCACGCCGACGCGTGCTGGTAGGTGGACTCGTGCAGCACCCGGCGTTCGAAGTCGATCAACGACTCCAGCGGGTAGCCGACGCGCTTGGACAGCTTCAGGTACTTCGGGCCGCGGCCCTCCGAGCGCCACCGCTGCAGGGTCTTGGGGCTCACACCCCAGCGGTTGGCGACCTCGTTTTCGTTCAGAACCCGGCGGTCGCCGGGAGCCAGTTCGCTGATGGGCGGGGTGTTGCGGGCTTGCGCTTGCATCTGTTCCTCCTGTGATTCCGCTGCGGAATCGGTGGAGGCATTTCAGGTTTTCAGTGACGAATTGCCGATGGACGCACTGGCGAACTTTTTCGATGGCAAATATTCGCCAGTGGTTCGCCGACGCCAGAAACGACAACGGCGAGCTCGAGGCTCGCCGTTGAGGTGGATCGTGTTCTGACCAGGTCAGCGTTCGGGAAAGCCGAGCAGGCGTCGCTGTTCGTTCCAGTCGCGCGGGATGATGTCGATGCGGCCGCGCAGTGCATGCAGGTTGACGTGGCGCGGCTGCCGACCTTCGACGATGGCCGTGATGATGTCGGGCGCCAGCAGCGTCATCCGCAAGATCTCCGAAACCCAGCCACGTTCGAGCTTCTGCTTGCGGGCCAAGTCGCTGACGTGCGCGTAACGGCCCTCGTCGAGTTGCTTTTGCCAGTGAAAGCCTTTCCCGAGCGTCCGGATCATGGATTCGTCGAAGCCTCCGACAGTGGCATCGGGCAGCGAGGATGGTGGTGGCGTCAACACCTTGCGGTTCTGGCGGCGCTTGATCGTCAGCGGTACCACCGTGACCCGTTGGCCGTTGCTGACGTAGTTGCGCGAATCCTCCTTGGCCTCGATGGTGACGGCGAATCGCCGGGCCTGCGTGCTCATGCGGCAGCCTCCAGGTCGCGGTGCTCCTCGACGAGTGGGTGAGTGCAGACGTCAGGCCCGAGGCCGATCCATCCGTCCTCGCGCCAGTGGATGTCGAGGCCATCGCCGTGCAGTTGGATGCGCTCGATCAGCAGCCGCAGGATGCGTTGCTGCTCGGCCGGGAACAGCTGAGCCCAGACATCGCCGATGCGGCGCATGCCGATCACGACCTGCGCCTCATCCAGACCGGCCCCTTCAGGATGGCGCAAGCACGCGCGCCATACGCCGATCAGGACTTCCGGCGCGGCGAGCGCGGCATGGACCTGCGCCAGCACTGCGTTTTCGATGTCGGCGGCCGGCAGATGGCCGAGGTTCGGGGCGATGGCGTTCCGCTGGGTTCCCGCGGCATGGCGCTTGTGCATCTGCGGCACGTAGTACCGGTAGCAGCGCCCGTTCTTCTTGCGTGTGTAGGAGTGAATCATGCGTTGACCATCCGGCGCGAACAGCAAGCCGGCGAGCAATGCGGGATTCTTTTGCAGGGCGTCGCGCGGGCCTTGCTTGCGGCGCTCCATGAAGGCCTGCACCGCATCCCACGCCTCGCGCGCGACGATGGCTTGATGCTGGCCGGGATAGGCGCGGCCGCGGTGGGTCAGTTCGCCCAGGTAGATCCGATTGCGCAGCATCTTGAACAGGAACTTTTGGTCGATGGGGCTGCCTGCGCGTTGGCGCCCGGTCTGCGTCACCCATGCCTTGGTGGTCACGCCTTCCTCAGCGAGTTCACGCACTATCCGCGCCGCCGATCCGTGTTCGCCGTATCGGCGGAACAGATCGCGCACCAGCGCAGCTTCGGGCGAGTTGACCACGAGCTTGCGCTCGACCACGTCGTACCCGAGCGGAGGCACACCGCCCATCCACATGCCCTTGGCCTTGCTGGCGGCGATCTTGTCGCGGATGCGCTCGCCCGTGACCTCGCGCTCGAACTGCGCGAACGAGAGCAGGATGTTCAACGTAAGCCGCCCCATCGACGTCGTGGTGTTGAACTGCTGCGTCACGGACACAAAAGAGGCGTTGTTGCGGTCGAACACATCGACGAGCCTGGCGAAATCCGCGAGCGAGCGCGTCAGTCGGTCGATCTTGTAGACGACCACGATGTCGACGCGCTTGGCCTCGATGTCGGCGAGCAGGCGCCGTAGTCCCGGGCGCTCCATGTTGCCGCCCGAGAAGCCGCCATCGTCGTAGCCATCGTCCAGCGCCACCCAGCCTTCGTGGCGCTGGCTGGCGATGAACGCCAGGCCGGCATCGCGCTGGGCTTCGAGGCTGTTGTACTCCTGGTCGAGTCCCTCGTCGCTGGATTTGCGGGTGTAGATCGCACAGCGTTTCTTGGTGACGACCGGCGCCGGCGGCGCGTAGGCAGTGCGCTGCGGCTTCATGCGCGCTCCTTCGTGGTGAGACCGAAGAAGGCAGGGCCGGACCAGCGCGTGCCGGCGATGTGGCAGGCAATGGCCGTCAGGCTGGTATAGCGACGTCCGTCGTACTCGAAGTCGTTCGGCCCTCGCACCAGGACGCGGTGCTCAACGTCGTCGAACATGCGCGTCAGCATCGTGCCCGGCAACAGTCGGTTGGCGTCGCGCCGCATCGCGCGCGGCAGCAAGCCGGTCTGGCCAATCTCCTCCAGCTGCTTGCGCACCGAAGGCTTCAAACCGCCGAAGGCGCGCTCCTGCATCCGGTAGGCAAGTCGGGATTCGAGCCAAACGCGCTGGTGGTGGCCGGGGCGTTCGTCGAAGTAGTCGTCCCACAGCGCCCACAGTTGCTCCATCGACAAGTGCGGCAGCTGCGCGACGCGGGCGGCGACCGTTGCGGCGTCGGGGTGGGTTTCGGTTTTGCGCATCAGCGAACTCCTTTCGGTAGAGAGGGGTTCGCATGAACACGCTGCTGGCCATCGAAGCCAAGGCCAACTGCGCTCTTGTCGCAGCCCGCGGAAGACGTCTGCTGGTGGAGGCGCAAGAAGGCGACGGCTAGGAGGTCAGCTATCTCCTGATGCGGGTGGCGGGGCGCGTCGTGGTCCGAGGAAGGTTTGCGATGAAGCATGGTGGGCGCTCAGGTGGTGAACGCTGCTCATGCTAG